CGTGGAATATATCTTCAGGGTTTTCCACGGTCGCTAAAACTTCATCGTCATTAAGAAGTCTTATCTCACCCCCATCGATTCTAATTCGTGATCCGGCATATCTTGCAAAGATAATCCAATCACCTTTCTTGCACCAGGGACCTTCTGGGTATCTTTCTTTATCATAGCAGTGTGGGCCCATATCCAAAACTAATCCACAAGTCGATGCTACTTGAGATCTTTCTACTGTTTCGTCTGCTAATAATATTCCTCCTTTAGTTTTATCTTTTTGTTTAAAGGGTAAAACTAAAATTCGCCAACCTGTAGGGGTTGGTAATTTTGCTGATTCTGATTTTAAATCTTGTTCTTGCTGTTTAGTGGTTTTAACGCCTACTAATTCTTTATCTGGTAACTCAATTTTTGGGTTTTGAGTTGATGTTGATAACGGTTCCGTCTTTGTCATTTTGCTCCTTTTTTTGTAGCAGGCTGGATATTTCCTGACTTAAATACTGATACGTTCGTATCTGTCCTAACATATACTGATATTTTTCCATCTTGTCAACCGCACCTGATGCCATTGCCGAGACAATATCATCATGTCTCATTTTTATAATTTTTCTTATTTTATCTATAAAGTGGTCTTCTTCCATTATTTTTTTCTCCTTTTTAGTTTCTTCACTGGTTTACTTCCGTACTTTTTTGTCCACTTTCTAGCTATCTTCGGCTCTTTTTTCCAAAGGTATTTTCTTTGTTTTTCCGATTTAAACGGCAATTAACATCTTCCTTTTTTCTTAACCTTTCCACCTTTTCTATACATAGCGCCACCAGCCATTCCCATGTCTGCAGGAAAATAACCGGCTTTTTCATCTTGTCTCATTGTGCCGCCTATTTGTTTTTTTGCTCTACCGCCGCTATTAAGTTTTACGCGTGGATATATCTGCGTATTGTAATTTCGGTTTGCCATTATTTTTTACGTAATGCTCTTCCAAAACCTCGTTTAGCTTTTCCAACACCAACTCTTCCGCCTTTAGCTAAAAAGAATTCATTTTCTGGCGCCATAAGATGCGGAATTGCTTCACCAAGTTCCTTACCTTTTTGTAAATATGTTTTTTTAGGGACCGAAGGAACGTCGCCTTCGAATCCTGCTTTTCCGCTTAAAGGTCCGGTATCCCCATAATCAGTTATAGCATTTAATGCTTTAGCTTTTCTTCTTTTAGCTAAAGATAAAGCTAACAATGCTGCTGCACCTATAGGAGCTACTTTTTTAACACCTTTACCTACTTTTCTTAGTATTTTTCTTAGTCCCATAATATCATCCTTATATTGTTTTTATTAATTGTTGTCCACTTTTATTTTTTCTTCCCATTCCTAAATATCTGTGTTCCCTTTATACCAAAAATACTTCCAACTACAAGAATCCATAAAGTCGAAAACCATGTTGGCAGTGACGCGAAATGCTCGAAGAAGATTTTCACCTTCTCCATCGCCGCAGGATTGTCACTGAAGACCCCCCAGGCGAGCACGATTATGGGGGCGCTTAGGATCAAAAGTACAAATTCATCCTTGTAGTCGTTTTGACGGGCCTCTAAAAGTTTGCCCTGGTAAGCTTCCTCACCGCGGGCCATCTTAGATGCATGCATGTGCTGTGCATCAGCCATAGCCATTTTTGTCTCTTGGCGTTTTTTATAAATGTGACTCGCTGCGTTTAAGCCGAGCTTAAGTGCTCCAAACCACATACTACCACCAACTTACGTCAGATTTTTTAGAAGCTAACATTCTTCTCTGACCGCCAACTTTATTTTTAGTAGGTTGACCTTCAGGAATCTTAATTTCTTTTCCACCTTTTGAATAACCATCTTTGTTAAGGTTTAAAGGAATGTCGCCTTTGTAAAAAGGTTCTTTATCTTTTTTTGCCATAGTTTTCTCCTTATATATTACTATACTATCTTCTAGGACCTTTCAAGGTTCTAACATCAGCCATCTTCATTAAGTCATTGGCCATTTTAGCATCTTGAGACATCGCTTGTTTTTGTATAGATGTATCAGCTCTTAAATGAGCTAATTCTTCATTTTGAGCTAATTTTTCATCAAACTGATCCTGACCCATTAATTGTTTAGATTTATCTAAATCAATTTTTTCTTGGGCCTGATCTCTCTTAGCTGAATCATCCATAGCTCTTAAATCTAGTTCTCTTGCTTTTAATTTAGCAATTGGATCGTTTCCAAACTGACCCATGATTTTATTTTCTTCGTTTTTGAACTCTTCCGTCATTTCAGCAATTAATTTCGCTTTTCTGGACTCTAAATTCATCGTCATTGAGATAATTTGTTGTTGATACTGGGGATCTTGCTGTAACATTGGGTTTTGTTGTACCTTTTGTTGCATTTGCATCAATTGTTGAATTTCATTTCTAAATTCTACTTCTAATTGCTCTTGAGCCATTAAAGAAATGTGTTCAAAGATGTTTTTTTCTAATGCACCCATGACTGGAGGTGAATTTCGTGCAATATTAGTCGCCATAAAGTTTAAATGAGTCGTAATGTGCGCTTGATGGTCTTGTCCTTTGAAAGCTTGGAACGGTTTTGAGCTCATTGCTAAAATATTTTCACTTGCCGGATCCATTGGAGCCGGTTTTGTAGGTGGCGGCAAAATTAAATCAATATTTTTAACACCAATCGCAGTGTACATCGCTCTGTACGCTTCATAAAGATTATGCATTTGCGGATTTGACATTGCAAGTTGCAATTCTGTCTGTGCCATTGAAATTCTTTGTGATTGAGAAAAAATATTTGGGTCTGCAACAGGAATAATGTCTACTTTATCATCAAAGTCTGTAACTTTAATTTGTCTCTGTCCACCAACAACATCATAAGGATATTCTGGCGGTAAATATTGTTTAAAAACTCCCGCTAATAAACCAAATTCTTGTTTCATCGCCACAAACAATCTTTTATGTATAGCTGACATGACCCTGGAGCCACGCTCTAAGAGGGCAATAGTCGTCCCAACAGCTGCTTGTTGGTTGCCGTCCCCGACCTGCATGTCAGCTATGGCGGCAAATCGTTGCCCTGCCTGTACCACTATCCCCATCAACTGTAATAATGTTGGTGAAGGTTCTTTAAATGGTAAAGGCATAAATGCATCCTTGATACTTCCTCCAGGTGCATCTACATCTCTGAATTCTCCAGGCTGTATAGCTTGTGCCTCATCTCTAACACGGATTCCTCTTTGCTTAAATCCGGCCGGTAAATTACTTAAAGTTCCTGCGTCTAATAATTGACGTAATGCAGTGGTTGCTGTTCTTGATAAACCACCTATCATATGAATTAATCCGAAACCGTAAAAACCTAATCCAGGTAAAAATTTAAAATGAACAAAATAATCTATTTTAAGTTTTTGTGGATCATCTATTTTGTAGTTTCTTCTAATTGATAAAATTTCTCTATTACCCATTTCAATGGTAACAATGTATGGAAGTTTAATTCCAGTACCTTCACCAGTTGAATCTTTGTCCTCGAAGCCTTCCAAATCTAAATCAGTGTGTATTTCTAAAATAGAAAATACATCTTCATCTCTAGTTTTTTTAACGCCTTCAAGTTCTCGTTCTTTTTTCTCTACTTCTGTTTCTTGATTATAACCAGGTTTTAATTCTATATCCTTATAGAAACCTGCTACTTGTTTTTTTCTTAAATCATTTTCTGACATTTTAAGTACGTGCACAACTGCTTCTGCATCTTCTAAAGATGTAGCAGTGTAAGGCACAACTAAATCGTCAGCTGGGACAAATTTTGAAACGGCTCTACCTAAAAGCTCGTCATAATAGACTTTCTTAAAAGCGGAGCCGCTAAGAGGGAGATAAAAAAGCATTGTGTCAAACTCGGGTTCGTACTCTTTCATCACATCCATGATTTGATAGTTCATGAAATTCTTTACTCTGACAGATTGATCTTCTCTTGCTCTATCTGCAAGTCCAACTATTTGAGTATGGACTGGACCTGTTGCTGGTAATAATTCTTTATAAGCTTGTGCTTGAAACTGTGTAACAGCTTCAGCTAAAACTGGGTGAGTTGCACCGGATGCACCTTGGAAAGGTTGTGATGGGTTTTCATATTTAAATCCTAAAAGATCTAGACCTTTTGTGTAAGTATCTTCCCACGCTTTTCTAGAACTCCTATATTGGTCGTAGTTTCCTACTAATTCAGAACCTAGTTTTCCTAAAACATCGTCAGGTAATAATTCTGCTAAATTGTCAAAATGGCCTTCTCCTCCAGGTTGGTTAACCGCTTCTGGATCAAAATTAATTGTTGCACCACCATCTTCTTCTTGTGTTACTTCAACATCTTCAGGACCAACTTGCTCTTGAATAGTTTCTTCTTGAGCTACTTGAATTTCTTCTTCGCCAGGTACTCTAATTTCAGTTTTTACGTTTGGTAGGGCCTTGTCTATATCTGCCATTTATATTCTCCGAGTTCTCTATTGTTTTAGCTTGTTTTGTGGGAACATTCAACCCCTGTGAATC